ACCTGGCCATCCTTGTTCTCGCCCATAATCACCACATGTTGAAATGTTTCTCCGGCGGCAGCGCACACAAACGCTACCGGATCGGTTGTCTTCGTTATCTTTTGAATCGGAAATGAAATTACATTATCACTCATATTGCGCACTCTCCTTGACAGCAATCGTCGATCACGCTGCCACATGCAGCGCACTGATAGTGCCCATGTACTTCAATCTTGCCGGTGCGCCCACATCGCGGGCAGCGATCTTGCGCATTGTCCACCATTTCTTTGTGGATGTCCGTCAGGATTTTGTCACGTTTGTCAGGCACTACATGGTGCCTGCGAATCCCGTGCCAATTTGGATCCCGTTGTTTCACAGTCTTCTCCCCTCAACCTTCACGCACACTCCGTGTGCGATCACAGAGTTGGGCGGAAAGTTTGCGCCCATGTAGTTAAACATTTCGTGGATGCGTTCTTTGCATTCTTGTTGTGTCTGGTACGGCCCTAGTTGATCTTCTATGTGCCCGCAACGCGGCGGTCCCATGACCTGTACACAAAAGTTCAAGATGACTAGGAACGCCGTTTCCATCTCACCCTCGCAGAATCCTTTCCCACGCTTCCATGACCTCGTCTGCTCGTCCTGGCCCATAATCATCAGGGTACTCGGCGATCTTGTCCACCATTTCATCGACGCACCACTCGATCACTTGAACCGCTGTAGCCCATTCCATCTGCGGAGTCTTTTCCGCAATCTCTTGTTCAGTTGCCATTAATAATGTCTCCTTCGGCATTCCACTCTCCTATGAAAAGGGGTATTCCATAGATTTACCGTATCTACTCTGCCTAACCCAAAAAGACAGGGAGCGGCACGGCTTTGATAAGTAATTGCGCCCAATGCACAAGCCTCGCGGGTGAGCACAAAAACAACATCTATGGCATTTGGGACGCTACCCTTGTCGCCCCTTTGGAGAAGCCACTCCTCCCGCTTTAACTCAATGATCCTGCCATCATGGCCTGCGACTCTTCATCCTCGGTCCACGATTCACTGTTCCTTCCAATGACCAGATCGCAATTCGAACAACGAATCGGCCAGTAAATTTGATTCAACTCAGGCAACGCGGAATCACATTTAGGGCATCGACCCTGCGACAGACGACGTTCAAACGTGCCATCTCCTTCACTAATCAATGCTTCGTCTCCTCATCATCCTCACTAGCCACCGCTTGATTCGCCGAACCCAGAGCGGCGGCAATAACCTCTCCATAGAATAAAGGATTTGTCCGGTTATTGGCCAGCAAAAGCGTAGTCCCTGCGGTCATCATCATATAAGCGATCATGTCCGGATTGATATTCCGTTTAGCGAACCGTTTCATCATCGAATTGATGTGACGGGACACGATAACCATCTGCTGGCTTTCGTCTACTTCCGTAAAATTTTCTTCTTCGGCCATGCCTATTCCTCTCGTTGGTCAGCCAGCACCGCGCACAGTGATATGTGTCGGTGCCGGTCTTGGTGTCAGCGGGTGCTCCACACGCCTCGCACTTTGGTCTGTTGTCAATCCACATTACTCTGATGCTCGACTCTAATACACAGTGCTTCCTGATTCATGGGCATATGCTCCCAAAAGATGGTCGTCGCCGCCACATGACACTCAGCTATAGTAGCGTAACCGCCGAGGGATTTGGTGTCGAACGAATCCGAATCGACACCATAAGCTGTGACTAACAGCAGAACCCAGACGACCTTCATTCGTCGTCCTCTTTCACATCCTCGGCAAACACCCAGTCAGCCCAGTACGAACCGGTCTTCTGCGGCGGCTTGAAATCAAACTCCTTATGCAGAGTATGGATGATCGCGTCCATCCTCCGCAGATCAGATAGCCACATGTCGTTAGTTTCCTCGACTGTGTTCTTGATGTCCTTCAAATCGTTGTGCATCTTCAGCAGCATCATCCTCATGTCGCGCGTCACGCGCTTGTCATATACACTCACCTAAAATCTCCCTTCTGTAGGTTTCGTCTTCATAGGCACACTCGTCGCAACGAATGTCCCCAAAATAGCTGGTATGTTCCCAGCATCTCTCACCGCACTGGTCGCACTCGACTCCACGGTAATGGTACAGGCAATCCTCAGAATCGAGGGACATACTCCACTCCTTTCCTGTGTAGCCGCTTGACGTACATGTACCGCCGCCAAGCTGCATCGATCTCGTCCTGCGGTGCTTCGTCGAAACAAAGATCGCTGAAGATTCGCATGAGCCGGCGAACCTCGTCGGCCACATGCATCAGTCTGGGGTCAGATTTTTCCACGGAATATCTTCTCTAGCTTGTTGATCTGTTCCTGCAACATCTCAGGCGTCTCGTCCCGTCTCCTTCCTGTCATGTCCTCCTGCACCTCGTCATAGACTCGCAGATTCTGTGCGCCATGCTCGGCGGCCCACGAATCACGGCTCATCCACGCGGCATCCTCTTCCATACCAATCAGCCAATCGCTTACCTTACCCATTGTCTGCCTCCTCATTGAACGGATCAGGGATCACATCGGTGACTTCATAATCAGCACCGTCCAGTGTTTCCCACACACCCAATTCAAGCGCCTTACGCTCTGCCTCTTCCTCGTTGTCCGCGTCGATCAACACGGTGTTAGTCGCTACGATCATCACTCCATACCTCATCACTCTACCCTCTCCCCATCGTGATACTCAGCGTCCGGCCACTTGTAGTCCATGCCGTCACCATTTTCCTCGCTCGTCGGCTCGTATTCGAACCTTTGACCATCCTTCTCCCATTGCACATGCAACAGCCCCCACTTGATGTAGTAATCATGTGCCGACTCAAGCGGCAGGGGGCCATGACTGTCACGGGGCCAGTCGTCGATATACTTGATCTCCCAGAAATGTGTGGCCTCTACATGGTACTCGGCCTCAATGATCTTCACGCTCATTAGCTTACCTCCTCTACTTCAAGAGTGTCCTGCTGATACTTCTCCGGCCCCTCACAAGACACAGTGAACATGTCATGAGCCAAATCCTCTGCCGACTCTTTATCCACGGCACGAACCTCATACGTCTTCGTCACCGTCGCGCGAATCGTCACTTCATACGTCTTCATTTCAATAATCCTCCCTCGGCTCCGGCTCGAACCAGACCTTCTCGCCTGTCTCGCCATGCCAGCCCTCGTTGTACTCAGCAATCTCCTCGACGGTCATGTGTTCAGACTCCACAGTCTGACAACCATGATCGCTGTACCAATGCCAGTGCGGATTGTACCGCCGACCATAATACCTGTCCGCCGATCCACGGTCCCTTGGACTGCCGTGCTTCGCATCACCACGCACCCAAGGCGGTGCCACTCTTACTCGTTCAGTCATCAGTTGCCTCCTGCCGTGCCACATCTTCAGCGGTTGAAATCGCACCAGCTATGCGTGACCAGCCGTCATCAGGTTCGGAACTGCCAAGCACACACATGTCGTATAATTTTGTCAGCGCGTCCAAAACCTCTTCCTTGGTCATGACGTTCTGTTTCAAACCGGAAAAGAAAATTGTCATGTCACCCTGTTCATCCAAATCGCAGTCGATTTGTTTATAGGTGACGCCCGTATTCGCAACGGCTTGATATATTTTCTGAAGAAGTTGTTCCTCTGTCATGTCAGCCCACCTTCTGATAACGGTCGCCATTCACATATAGAATGTCGTCGTAATAACTCTGAAGCCTCGGAAGATGATCGATCAAACCTGTGCCATCGCACTCTGGGCATGCATCGATCTCGAAACTGTTGACCGGCTGGTAACCTGTCCCAACACAATGGTCGCACACAAACTGAATTTTGGTCGCCGGATCACGGTTCATTGTGCGTCTCCCACGACCTCTGACAACTTGGCCAGTGCCTTTTCGTACGCGGTCGCCGCTTCATCTGTCCTGTCGGACAGGAGCATTAGTGCCATGAACTCGATCTGGAACTTGGCGTCCTTCACGTTCTGGATGATATCGTCTCTGCTCATTTGTTTGCCCCCGTAAAACCATCCATGAACTCGACGAATGTCGTGCGCTTGACCTTCTTCAGCTTGCCGCTGTCCACAATGTAAACACCATGCGGAACTCCACCGTCCCGCGTGACACGGTAGACACGAATCCGAGCGGCGTACCGTTGACCTTGCTTCAACCAGCGACCTTCACGATCACGCAATAATTTCTTTCCCAGAACGCGGATCGAATCGTAGACAGGGAACAATTCATCAGCGACATGTTTGCCACTGTCATCAACCACTTCTTGCTTTGCGTAATATCTTGGCATGTTTAAAGTCTCCTCTTGTTGGTGTCTAGGAATGTTCCCATACTATCCCAGCTATGTAAAGCAAAAACAGGCGTTATAGTGTTTTCCCCATAATTTTTTATTTTGTTTTTTATTTTTGCAAAAACAGCGTAACGAGTGTAACGGCGTAACGGATGCTCTGTAACCGTTGTGTAGCAACAATGTTGTCGTTACACCCTCGTTACGTTGGTTACACGGAGTCTGACCTTCCAGCCATATTTTTGGAAATAGTCTTTTAAAAATTATGACAGAAACTATACTGGAAGCATGGAAGAGACGAAACGATCTGCTGGGCGTCCTGCTGGTTTGACTAACCGCCAGCGCGAGTTTGCCCGATACATTGTCGAGGGCTTGTATTCGAATGCCGAGTGTGCCCGAAAGGCTGGTTATGCCGAGGGGCAGGCGGCGAAGACTGCCAGCCTGTTTCTTAATGGACGCGACTATCCACATGTCGTCGAACTGGTTAAAGAACTGCGAGAGGAAAAGGAACGCCGGTACGGCGTCACCCTTCTCGGTCAGTTGAAGCGGCTTGATGAACTGTCGCGCGGGGCCGAAGAGTCGGGCCAATTCTCTGCGGCGATCAACGCCGAGAAAATCAGGTCTGCGCTTGGTGGCCTGACTATTGACAGGCGCGAACAGAACCACACGCATCAGCTTGACAAACTGTCCCGCGAGGAAATAGTCGCGCGGCTTGCCGAGATTCGGAAAAGCCACCCTGCGGCCTTTATCGAAGGTGAAGTAATCGAACATGCCCCAGCCGGAACAAAATCTCTGGAAATCGTTCAAGCAATACCTGCCGAAGAAATCCCACTGGAACAGAATTGAAAACCGCACAGGCACTGGCATACCAGATGTATATCTGGTCATCGATGGTGTACCGTGCTGGCTTGAACTCAAAGTCATAAAGAAGAACCGTGTCCGGATTGCCGAGTCGCAAATTGCTTGGCATCTGTCGCACAACCGATGCGGCGGGGCATCGTTCTTTTTGTTGCGTGAAGAGGGGGCAAAGACTGCGCTCCTATATCGGTCTGCGGACTGCCTTGCGATCTGCGGACCGCGCGACAAATGGCCGGAACCTGTCTGTGCGTCTGCGCTGTCCGATATCCCTGCGGCCTTGCGATCTGCGGCTGTTGAAACTTTGGGCATACCAAAAAGACGACGCCCCAATGGGACGCCGCCGCCTGTTAATGAGTTTTAAAGATAATATTTCTGCTCGGCTGTTCCCAACACAGGACGCAATCCCCGCAACCGCCCGTCCGGCCTTCCTGTTCGGGACAGATCAGGCTTTCACCTTTCACCGGTTGCGCTAGTTCCTCACTGTTCGCGCTGTCGGGCAGATCGGGGCGATCAGACCAGCGAATGCGGAATCTGTCAGGATGCCGCGCTTTCACGCGCTCAATAGCTTGGCCGATTTCGCGTTCTAGCGGGACGATGCTGTCGGGCCAATTGTGCGTGTATCCCCATGCCGCCAGATTCGGATGATCATCAAGCCAGCGGCCCCACTGTTCAACATACTCGACTGACCAAAAATCACCCAGAACATGCAGACGGACCAACGTCAGCTTGTCATGTCGTGCTTTCAATTCGCTGTCTATTTTGGCGATTAACTCCGGCCCATGTTCTAGCCGATGTGCAAACGGCATATTATTGCCGTAACATGTCGCCAGATGGTGGCATGTCGCGGGACATGTCGCGCGCTCTTCCAGCGTTAGAGTGTGGACGCGGTAACCTTTAAACCGGCCCTTTATCACTTCTTTCAACAGCTTCTTATTGGTAACCGGCTTTAGTACCTTGAATGAATAGCCTGCCATTGCGCGGCGGCTTTTCTTGTATCGTGTCGCCATTTCCATTTGTGTGATTCCTCGTTTATGGGTTGATAAAACATTATTGCAAATAATCCCAGCCCGCACAATAAAAAACCAATTTGCAGAAATGGGATTCGCTGTTATTTCCTCGGATTTATTGGAATTCTGCGGGATTCCGTTTCGGTTTTTCTTGCACCGTGTACCGTGGCAGGCCGTTCTATTTTCATTTGCGGGCCTTGCCTGCGCGCCGTCGCTGTCAAAAAAACCGTGTTTCGCGGGCCATGAACCACCGGCGGGCCTTGCGTTCTGCGGCCTGCGCCCCTTGGCTGTCCCACGGACGCGGGCACAAAAAGACGGCGGGCTGAATCAGCCCGCCGTTGCTCCTAGTATCCACTGAACTCATCGCGGCCAACACCGGCCTCTGGCTCTAGATCCTCATCGTGCCAGTAGTTTGAATCGGTGAACACATCTTCGCGGTATCGCTTGCGATTGTCCGCCTCGACCTCATCACAGCACAGATGGCACATGCGACCACCGAGCGGCAAGCCGCGCGCGTCGTGCTCGTACCAAGTATATTCTTTGTTCCCGTGCTCATCGCGATGGGTGCAGGTGTTGTAGCCGTTTTCAAAGAACTTCGTAGTCATGTCCAATACTCCAAGTTGATTAACGATGGCTTCATTTTAACAAAATCTTTTTTCAATAACAGTCTTGGCATCTGCGACCCACGCCGTACGCTGGGTGGGTGGGGGGGAGTAACGCCACACGTTCCTCGTACCCTTGCGCTCTGCGGCCTGCGCTCTTAGCCCAGAGAGCGGGCTTAAAAAAAACACGGAAAAAAATGGCCCGCGCTGTGGAGGAACTAGATCGCCGTTCCAGCGCGGGCCGAGCCATCGACGGCGACCTATCCGATGCTTGTTACACGATACTTCGTCTTTGCCAGCTTACCCATCCGCTTACGAGTGACAACGGCGCGCTTCCGCACGGCAGGCATTAACGCGGTAGTTACGCTACTCTTGCTCAGATTCACACGATTCGCAATCTGCTGGTAAGACAGCCATTCCTTGGACAAAAGATCGATGGCCTTCACGACCTTTGCCTCGGACACCTTTGGCTTGCCCTTCATTGGGTGGACCACCTTCACGCCGTCGATCTGTTCGTTAATGACATCGTTAACAAACTCGGACACCGTGTTAAGGTGCTTCAGCGCATCGATGCGAGTGATCTCGCCGCGAGTATACTTATACAATTCCAGCATGCTGGTAAGCACTGCATGCCTCTGCTCGATCTTCTTAGTTTCAATATCCATCATCTTTAATTCTCCTCTAGTTGATGGCTTCAACAATGGGATAATTCCCATACTCCGAGACTAGCCGATATAAGCGACCAGACCAAGAACTTTTTTAGCAAAAAAAGTAAATAAATTACTTGACTGCGATTCTGACTGCGCGCGGAATTGGGCGGGTTAGTAGAGTGGGCGGGGGTCACACGTCCCTCGATCCCTTGCGATCTGCGCCCTGCGCTTCGAGTAAAAAATACAGTCATAAATAAATAAGGAAGAGGCGACCGCAGCCGCCTCCTCTCTGTTATTCTGCCGCTTGGCTTTCAAGCTCGGCCTCGATCTCGTACTTCAGGGGCCGGCACTCGCGGATTGTCCGCTCCAGAAAATAGATGACCGCCCTGTCGTCTGGGTTTTTGAGTTGGCTCTCCAGGCATGTGACACAGGCTTTGAGGCCATCGATGGTCTGCTGCAAAGCCAGCTTCTTGTTTGCTTCCAACATCACGCGTTCTCCTGCTGACCGATTATCATGGCGGCTACTTCCTCTTGGCGCTTCAGCTTCTCAAGCCGCTGCTGCCGGTGCTCGATCACCTTGGCCAATCGTTCAGCCACCTCATCGAGGGAGCCGACGAACACATCGGCGACTCCAATGCCGCTGATGTTGTAGCCCGAGTATCCCCATGAACTGGTCTTGGTGATTGTGACGCCCAAAGCTTTGGCGATGAGATCTAGGTACTTCATTTGTTGTCCTCCTTGGAACGGTTTCAATGAACCGCTTCTGTGCGAGAAGCGACTTCATATGGATATCTCAAGCTAGCAAATATCCCAGCCCTTGATAAGCCCAAAAAAGTAAATAAAACGGGTTGACTGCGGCCTCACCCCGCGCACGCTGGGTGGGTGGGGGGGAGTAAAGCCACACGTTCCTCGCCCCCTTGGGGTTACTGATGCAGTTTGGCAAATAAGTTTTTATGGTGTTACCCCCTACCCCCATATTTAGTGTGTGGTGTTACTGTATAGTCTGTGTATTACAAGGTTTGATAAATTCATTTGGTTGTAATATCGTTCGGGCATGAACCTTGATGCTCTCCCCAAAGAGGTGTTACAGGAAGTCCTGCTGCTTGAAGAGCAAAGGCGACGACTGGAAACACGCGAAGTGGCCCAAGAAAACTTCATGGCATACGTCCAGCACGTATACGAAGGCTTCATTGTCGGGCGCCACCACAAAATTATTTCAGAAAAGCTGGAGCGGATCGCTTCTGGCGAGTTAAAGCGGCTGATAGTCAATATGCCGCCGCGACATTCGAAGTCAGAGTTTGCTTCGTATCTCATGCCTAGTTGGTTTTTGGGCCGGAATCCGAAGCTCAAGATCATCCAGGCTACAATGAACACCGAACTTGCTGTAAGATTTGGTCGTAAGGTCAGGGATCTGATCGCGGACCCGGTCTATCACGAGATCTTTCCTAATACTGACCTTAAACAGGACAGCCAAGCAGCCGGTCGGTGGGAGACCAGCGCGGGCGGGGAATATTTTGCAGCGGGGGTGGGTGCTGCAATGACCGGTCGTGGCGCAGATTTGTTGATTATTGACGATCCGCACTCGGAGCAGGACGCATTATCGTCCTCTGCCTATGATAATACGTATGAGTGGTACACATCTGGCCCGCGTCAGCGTCTTCAGCCAGGTGGTGCGATTATTATTGTTCAGACACGCTGGTCCAAAAAGGATTTGACGGGCAGGTTACTGACGGCACAGGCGGCTGACATGATGGCCGACCAATGGGAGATAGTTGAATTTCCTGCGATCATGCCGTCGGGGGAACCGCTGTGGCCTGAATTTTGGAAAAAAGACGAGCTTTTGAAGGTGAAAGCCTCGCTGTCGCTGGGCAAGTGGAATGCTCAGTGGCAACAAAATCCTGTGTCGGAAGAGACGGCTGTCATCAAACGGGAGTGGTGGAACGAGTGGACAGAGGACGATATCCCACAACTTGACTACATTATTCAGTCGTATGATACGGCGTACTCTAAGAAGGAGACGGCTGACTACTCTGCCATTACAACGTGGGGTGTGTTCGAGCCGCATGCCAATGGTGACCAGCACTTGATCATGTTGGATGCCAAGCGTGGCCGGTGGAGTTTTCCTGAATTGAAACAGATTGCCATCGAGGAGAACGAGTACTGGGAACCTGACATGATGCTGATCGAGGCCAAGGCGAGTGGTACGCCGTTGGCTGACGAGATGAGGTTACTGAACCTTCCTGTTCTCACCTTTGCACCGGGGCGGCGGAAGGGTGGCGGCGGCGTAGATAAGATGACCCGCATGCATATGGCCTCACCTATATTCGAATCAGGAAAAGTTTGGTATCCTGCCGCGCAGAAGTTCGCGGAGGAAGTAATCGAAGAAGTAGCTTCGTTTCCAAATGGCGACCATGATGACTTCTGTGATAGTATGACAATGGCCTTGATGCGTTTCCGTCAAGGTGGTTTTATCAGTTTACAGGGTGAAGAGCTAGAAGACATGCTCCCCGGCAGAAAACGTGAGTATTATTGATGGGCATTACCTTACCACAGTCGAATCCTCGCCGCCGTCCGATGGCTGTTCCCACTCCCCCGCCCGTGAACCGTGGTGCGGGGATCATGACCCTTCCTACACGGAAGCCGACTCCTGTTGAGCGTAAAATGGCGAATCGGCTTTCGGTTGCCGAACAATTTCAGAACAGACGGCGTTTGAGTGACATATTTGCGGACCAAGAGAACAGGGATGTATTAAAGGGCATTGGCGTAGGCACTGTTGCTGGGTTACTGGGTCTTCCTGCTGATTTGACCGCGTTGGTTGTGCGGGACGCGCCGCAGCTAGCGGCGAAACTTGTGTTAGGTCAGCCTCTCGAAGTTGAAGAGAACACATTTTATTTAAAGTTAATTGGTGATTTTCAACGTGCTGCTGGCGCCGAGGCGATCATGCGTGGCATGGGTTTCGGCGAGAAGCTGGATGCGCCGAGTGACAGTGACGATGCGTTGTCTCGTGCGGGTATCAATCCGTTCAGGCAGGGTGCGTTTGCTGGTGAGTTTATTGCCGATCCATTTTTATTTTTGAAGGCTCCCAAGGTGTTGAAAGCGTTACGGTCTCCGTCGGACGCGGAGGTTGCTGCATATGATGTGCAGCTTGGGGGCACGGGTGTGGCTGATGCGCCGGGGTCGGCGGAAGAGATTCTCCCTGCTGGGCCTGATCTAGAAGTTGCCGACGCACCTGAACCACCGCCTGGGGGATTTATGTCCACCGGCACAGATGGTGGTCCTGATTTTAATGTTGATCAAAATCTTGCTGATTTGACGGCTGCGGTTGCGGAGGATGCAGCGGTACGAGGCACAGCACGAGCAGACAGCTTGAGAGGAACGTCAGCCGAGTTGGTAGCAAACATGTTTGACGATCACCTGAACCGTTTGCTCGGGACAGATCGAGAACCAGACATAGACTACATAATGCAGAGTATTATGGAGTCACCTGACACAAGCGCGGCAAGAGAGGTGGCTGACGAGCTTGGCATTCCTCGAGAGGATGTAACTCCAGACGCTCTCTTCTTGATTCGTGGCAGAAACATGGGAGACTTCTCACGTGCACCGGCAGCAGCGGCAACAGAGCCGACACCGGCTCCGGATCAAGATGAGGTTCCGTTCGCTGACGATGACGCTGTTCAGCCGGGGCAGGATCTATTTGGAACCTTGGCACTGGGGGATCAGCAGCCGGGTCTTATGTTTGTTGAGTCGGCTGACGGTCAGTTTACGTTTGCGCCGGGCGTTACGCAGGAAACGATTGACGCTCTGAATGGTCCGAATTCAATCAACATTAATCCCCTTGTTAT